CGATTATGATACTGAATTGAAAATTCTAACTCAAACAATGATGGATTACTTGGAACTTTCAGATCAATCAAAAAAAGTAGATGGGGATTGAGTCTTACGGTGTGGTGTTGGGTTTTTGGTACTCAACCACACAATCAATATACGCTCCCTTATATAGCTCAATCCCCGATCTCGAAGAAGAGAAAGGAATTTACATCGGTAGATGATATATGGAATGAAATTAAAGAGATTGCAGATACAGATCATGATTATACGATTGGCCAACAATTATATTATTTATTACCTTTATTTGCTAATCCCTTTTATATCATCAAAGATTGGCATTATCAACTAATAAATGAATATCACTACATTACAGAATATCATATTCCATTGGGGAAAACATTAGATGAAACTGATGCAAATAAACTATCTATGTTTAATATTATAAAAAATGAAATGGCAACGGCCTTAAAACATAAGCAAGAGAAAGATGGCAGATCAAAAACTTAATATTAAAGTTTCCACAACGGGAGCTAGTAAATCAAAACAAGAATTATCTGGATTAACAGGAGCGATTAGCAAGATGGGGAAAGCTGTTGGAATTGCATCAGCAGCTTATTTTGGAGCAAGAGGTTTAATTTCTGGATTTCAAAAAGTTATTGATTTATCCGCTACTTCAGATGTAGTAACAAGAAGTTTTAATAACCTTGCTAAATCTTCAAATTTTTCAAGTCAAGCATTTCAAAAATTTCAAAAAGCTACTGATGGAACTGTTAGTTCTATTGAATTAATGACTCAAGCTAATAATGCTATGCTTTTGGGAATAACTGATTCAGAAGATCAAATGGCTGAAATGTTTGACATAGCTCAAAGATTAGCAAGTGCATTAGGAAAAGATACTGCTTTTGGTGTTGAATCTCTTGTTACAGGGTTAGGTAGACAGTCGAAATTGATGCTTGATAATCTTGGTATTATGGTAGATGTGACAAAAGCTAATGAAGATTTTGCAAATTCATTAGGAAAAACAGTTGGGCAGCTAACAGATCAAGAGAAAAAACAAGCATTTGTAAATGCAACTCTTGATTCAGCTAGAGAATTAGTAAGTGATTTAGGAGAAGAGCAATTAACAACTAATGATTCCATAGCGATATTAAGTGCATCATTTGATAATCTTGGAATAGCGATTGGGAATAGACTTTCACCATTAGTAAGATTTTTAGCAAGTGATTTTATAAAATTAACAGATTCGGTAACTGATTTTATAGGCCCAGATGTTATTTCAAGAGAGGAACAGTTACAAAGTTTATTAGAAGAAAGATCAAAATTATTAAGTCAAATTACAGAAAAAACTAATGAGGCTGTTTTAGTTAGCGATTTATTTACAGAATCTGCAATAGAACAAGGTGCAGTTCAAAAAGAGACCATTGATATTGGGTTAGCATCTATTGATGAGCAAATAGCAAAATTTAATGATTTACTTTTTGCCAAACAGCAAGATGTAGATATTACAAGAGCTAATAATGAAGAAAGTATGATTGCTGGTACAGAGGTTGCTAAAGTTGTTGATAAGAGCAAAGTTGCTTATTTAGAGTTAACAGCTCAAAAAAGAAAAATGCTTGAAGAAGATATAAGAGCTGCAGCCTTATCTGGTCAATCAGCAAAAGATGCAATGAAATCTGTTGTAAGAGCAGAAGCAATGGAAGCTGTAGCTGGATATATTGCTAGTGTTTTAAAAAACGTACCATTCCCGGCTAATTTAGTTCTAGCTGCTGGAGGTGGTGCTTTGGTAGGAGGTCTTATAGATAAAGGATTATCTGGTTTTGCAGATGGTGGAATTGTTCCGGGAACAGGAAATACTGATTCAGTACCGGCTATGTTAACACCCGGAGAGGTTATCCTAAATGCAGCTCAACAAGAAAATTTAGTTGGTGGCATGGGTGGTAATGTTACTGTAAATATATCTGCTCCATTGGTTGATGAAACAGTAGTAGATAGTATTATTCCAGCTATACAAACTGCTTTAAATGAAGATAGGGCAACTCTTAAAGTATAATGGCTTTTGGTTCATCAATAGGATTAGGAAATATTAAAGAGAATTGGCTTTTTAAATTAGCTAATAATAATAGTGGTTTTCTCTATTTATCTTTTGCAGATGTTTTATATAGCTCTAATTATTACAGAGGCGTAATACTTAACAAGCCAACTATATCTGAATCTATAGATTTATCTAAATCAACAGCCTCAACAAGTGGAATATCTATTACTATACCAGATTTTGATTATAATGGCAATCCTGTAAGCAAAGAACTTTGGGGAACAAATTCTTATTTAAACAGAGTTGTTACAGTTCATTCTCAAATAAATGAAGATACACCTAATCAGATAGGAGCATTTAGAGTTTCAAGTATTAGCAGTAATGGGAAAACAATTACTATTAAAATGATAAGTCATAGAGCATGGGATAACATAACAGTTCCTAATGTAAAAACTCCTTTAGGAAATTTATTCCCAATTTCTTATGGTGATTTCACAGTAAATACTTCAACAGTATCGTCTCCAGCTTTTTGTGAGTCAAAGAATCTTTATCCAGCTAAAGTAGAAAAAGTAGAAAATGATAATTTTGTTGCTCTAAATGTAAAAAATTCTAGTGCTGGTAAATTACATTTTTATGATAAAAGTGCAGATATTTTTGTGTCTTTAGATGATGTAAATAATTCTAGTGTTGCATTAGGAGATGGGTTTGCAAATACAACAGATATTGATTTACATAGAGGATATAGGTTTAGACCAAATTCAATTATTGAAAATGATGATTATGCAGATTATAGTGATAATGGTGCTAATACAATAGATAACAGCGATACCACATTTTCAGCTTTAGATTATGGGATTGGAGATGGAACTTTATCTAATAGCAATAGAACTTGGAATCTTGCAAAAACATTTAATGCGAATGTTCCTCAAGTTCAGCATGAAGTACAAGAATATAAAACAGGATTTACTTTTGAATTTACTTTAGATGTTACTATGATTGGAGTTAGTGGAGATTCGGTAACAATCGGAGTTGATATTAGCGATAAAACTACAGGATCATATTCAGAGGTTGTCCAATTTGATTACACAGCCGTTTTTTTAGCTACCGGTACTTATAGTGTATCAGATGCTCAAATAGGAGTTACCGGAGATTTTTCTGGCTCTGGTGCAATAACTGAATCTAAAACAACACAATTATCTGGAGATTTTAAAGCAAATATAAAAGGATTAGCCACAGATACAATTTCTTATCAAGTATCTATTTTGATAAATATGCCAAATTCAACAGGAAGGCAAGTAACAGCAGTAGATTTTGATCTTAAAATGTATGATACTTTTATCCAACCAAAATTGCAAATCCCTGTTAGAAGTGATGACGAGGCAAAACATAATTCAGCATCAGAATCAATAGCAAAAGTTGAAAAATTATATATAGGAGATGATGGCTTAACTAAGACTTACAATGGAGGTTCTGGAGTAGTTACTGAAATCCATGAAGCTCACAGAGCATTATTAAAAGATCATACAGGATTAGATGATACAGATGGTAATATCGAAGGTTGGAGCAGTTTAGATAGTTCTAGAGATTGGAAGATCAGACATTGGTTGACAGAAGCAACTTTATTAAAAGATGTTTTAGAAAAATTACAGTATGAAGGTGGTTTTATTTTTAGAGAAAGATTTGGATCAATGCAATATATTCATATACCAGATAGTATAAGTACAATTACAACTTTAACAAAAGATGACATTGCTAATATTTCAATATCAAATACACCATTAACAGGGATAAGTACAAAACAAAATATTTCTTATCAAAATTTATATCTAAAATTAATGTTCTTTTTTTATAATCCGGTATTCCAGCTGTATTAATTTCAGATATATAAAGGTTTTCACATAAAACTATAAATCTTAAGTTTATTTTTTTTAAAAATTTTGCATCATATTTTTCTAAATTTCTTTCTATAATTGAA